GCCTCTCTTGTACGTTTCCTGCCGGGGGACTCCCTTCACGTTAACCTGCTCCAGAGTTTCGCAATCGAAGCCGACATACGGAGCAGATAACGACTGAGCGGTGGCGGAATAGGTAGACGCTATGGTGACGGGTAGGGTGGCACCTATTATCCTGCTGGCGGAACGGGTATTATCCCTCGGGTTTGCAGGCCGCTGTAATGCGCGACGGGCGTTAGGTAGCAATCCACTCATGTGAGGTGCAAATCCTCACCCGCTCAAACAATATACGGGTGTAGCTCAATGGAGAGCGCCGGTCTCCAAAACCGGAGGTTGGGGGAACAGAGCCTTCCACCCGTGCCAGATGTATGGTTCCACAGCTCCACGAAGAGAAAACGGGCCTTCCCTGTGCGCTGTGCGAAAGCGGCAGGGCGAAGAATATTTAATTGGCTGACCCCGGCTCAATAAACTAAAACGGTTCCGACCGACGACACCGGCGGAGGGGTTGAGATGTACCGTGATTGCTATACGATGAAACTGGCTTACCCCTGCGAGGCTGACGGATGTAGGTGCGGTTCCGACTGTCTTAGGACAAGGCCGGATTGTAACAGGATAGCTGACGAAGATTCGTATAGTAATTGTGATGTGATACCGCATATCGGATTACATAGAAGCAGTGAATATATGCCGCAGCACGATGCAGCCCACATATCAGGGCCGGAGGGTCGCGCCCTCCATGCGGCAACATCGTCCTTTACGGGCATTAGACAATGCGCTCCAAAGGCCAAGGAGCTGACTGTGGAAAGACACTATACTGGGAAGTCTACAGCGTCTGACAGCCCCGGAGAAGGAAAGTGACGCCCGCCTGTCATGGAGGCGGAAGCGGTGGCAGCTATGACCTGCCCCGGCGCTATCCCGCTGAAAACTACCTGTACCGGATCGGGTAAAGTACCATATGGCATATCCATATGACGCAGGTGTGACAATCTAAGCGGGAAGCGCACATACGCCGCCTCGCAGTTGCAGGAGACGGGGGCGGAAAGATCAATATTGAGGGGTTACGCATGGCGGGGTGATCTCCCGCCGCCTCTCCTGACATATACGAAAGGAGAACCCTCAAATGAAAGAACTTCTGGTATTCAATTCAAACGGCAAGAATGTTGTGGACAGCCGGGATGTGGCTGAGATGACTGGGAAACGGCATGACCACCTTATCCGGGATATTGCAGGATACGCCAAAATTCTGTCTGAAAATACTCACCCCAAATCTGGGGGCAGTGAAGCTGAGCGCAAAATTGCGCCTAGTGATTTCTTCATTCCGCATGTGTATCAAGACAGTACGGGTAGAACACTTCCCTGCTATCTTCTCACAAAGAAGGGCTGCGACATGGTTGCAAACAAGATGACCGGGGAAAAGGGCGTCTTGTTCACTGCGGCTTATGTGACGGCTTTTGAAATAATGCGGGAGAAGATCACCAGTGAAAATGCTGTCCTTCCGAGAGATTATCCATCTGCGCTTCGAGCGCTTGCGGATGCAGAAGAAAAGCGCATGGCCCTTGAGACAGAACTGGATAGGAGCAAGGAATGGTATTCCATCAAGCGAGTGGCACATCTGAATGGAGTATCATATAAGGTTTTTGACTGGCGGAGGATCAAGCTTGAGAGCCAACGGCAGGGCTATGGGGTTAAAAAGATTTTCGATGCCAATTATGGCGAAGTCAATACTTACCATGTGAACGTTTGGGAAACAGTTTACCCCAATATGGAGCTTTGATACAAGGGCGTGCCCGTCTCGCTGAAATGATGGGAGGGTCGGGTACGGGGAATTTTTGATTGAGGTGGTGATATGGCTGCACGGCTGACGGATAAGCAGAAAAAGAAAATAGTGGCTGATTATCTGGAGACCGGCAGCTATCGCGCTACAGCAAGGAAAAACCGTATTGCAGATGGGACGGTAAAGAGAATTGTCCTTGAATGTAGCGATATTGAGCAAAAAGTAGCACAGAAAAAAGAAGAAAACACTGCTGACATTCTCGCTTACATGGAGAGCCAGAAGGGGCTTGTGTGCGAAATCATCGGAAAGGGCCTTGCCGCGCTCAACGATCCTGAAAAGCTGGCGGAGGCCACACCTGCGCAGATCACGACGGCCCTGGGGACGCTGATCGACAAGTGGACGGACATCAAGGGTGAGGGGAAAGAGGACAAGGTGCAGGTGATTATAGATGTCTGAAGTGCGCTTATCTACTGTACTTGGCCCCGCATTTCATTTGCTGGCCCGTGATGTATTCCGACACAGACACACTCACTATGACTTATCCGGCGGGCGTGGGTCTCTGAAATCTTCCTGCGTGTCCCTGCTTGTGCCGTTAATTCTACTAACCAACCCTAATACCCACGCCTTAGTGCTCCGCAAGGTCGGAAATACTTTGCGAGATAGCGTATATGCTCAATACCTGTGGGCGATTAGTGAACTTGGCATGGCTGATTGCTGGATAGCCAAGGTGCAGCCGTTGGAACTTGTATATAAGCCGACTGGGCAAAAGATCATGTTCCGGGGCGCTGATGATCCCATGAAGATCAAATCTATCAAAGTGCCGTTTGGGTATATTGCCGTTACTCACTTTGAGGAGAAGGACCAATTCGCTGGACGGGCTGAAATCCGGACCATTTTACAATCTACCATGCGCGGCGGCTCCAAGTTCTGGAACTTTGAGAGTTACAACCCGCCAATCAGCCGGGACAACTGGGCCAACAAGGACAGCCTGAAGGAGAGGGCGGACAGGCTGTGCCACAAGAGTACATACTTGGAAGCGCCGCCGGAGTGGTTGGGAGAGCAGTTTCTGTTTGAGGCTGAACACCTGAAAGAAACGGATGAGCGAGCTTACCAGCATGAGTATTTGGGAATTCCGGTTGGAACGGGCGGAAACGTCTTTGACAACCTGGAACTGCGAGAGATTACCGACAAAGAGATTGCTTCCTTCGATAAGATTTACCAGGGTGTGGACTGGGGCTGGTTCCCTGACCCTTTCGCTTTTATCCGCCTTCACTACGACCGGGCACATGAGACCATTTACATGATTGATGAGATATGCCAAAACAAGCTGACAAATGAGGCTAGTGCGGGCGTGATTTTGAAGCGCGGATACAAAGACGCTTATATCACTTGCGACAGCGCGGAGCCTAAGTCCGCCGCAGATTTCAGAGCCATGGGACTCCCCGCCAAGGAAGCAATAAAGGGGCCGGGTAGTGTGGAGTACGGTATGAAGTGGCTGCAACGCCGAAAGATCGTTATTGACCGCCGCAGAACGCCACATGCTTATGAGGAATTTGTGAACTATGAGTATGAGCGTAATAAGGATGGAGAGATCATCAGCGGGTATCCTGACGAGAACAATCACCTGATTGATGCCACACGGTACGCTTTGGAGCGAGTATTCCGAAAAATGGGAGTAACAGCATGAACATTATCGAAAAACTGAAAGAACTTGGTTACTCCACCGTGCCGGAGGAGTTCTACACGAAGGTGCAAGAGTGGAAGTCTTGGTATGAGGGCGACGTGAAGGGGTTCCACCGTTACCGGGTACGAAACGGGGCCGGGATGGTGCGCTGCAAGCGGTACACCCTCAACATGGGAAAGAAAATCCCGGAGGACTGGGCAAATCTTCTCATGAATGAGAGGGTTGAAATCACTCTGGATGGCACAAAGGAGCAGGAGTTTATTGACCGGGTCCTGAAGGAGAACAACTTTCGCGTGCGCTCCAACGAGATGCAGGAAATGGCCTTCGCTCTTGGAACGGTGGCTTTTATCCCCCGCGTGGTGGGCATGGGGGTCACGGAAGCGGGCCCGGTTCCTGGCAGCGCCACAGATATCGTCATCGACTACGTAACGGTGGAGCATATCTGGCCCCTGTCCTGGCAGAATGGCGTTATTACTGAATGTGCCTTTGACAGCATCGTCAACGTAAACGGGGAAGATTACTGCTATCTGCAAATCCACCGGAAGGTCGACGGCCTGTACAACATTGAGAACCGGCTGTATACATATCGGAACCAGAACGTAGATACTGAGGTAAAGCTGACCTCCGTGCAGGGCTTTGAGAGGGTGCCCCCTGTTGTCCACACCGGCAGCGACCGGAGGCAATTCGTCATTGACCGGCCTAATATCGCCAACAACTTCGATTACTCCATTCCACTTGGGATTTCGGTCTACGCTAACGCCATCGACAGCATGAAGGGCGTAGATATTGCTTTTGACAGCTACGTCAATGAGTTCGTGCTGGGGAAAAAGCGGGTGATGGTCAAGCCTTCCGCACAACAGTATTTGGACGGGGAGCCGGTTTTTGACCCTGATGATCTGGCCTATTATGTGCTTCCGGAAGACATCGAGGGCGGGGCCATCATTCAGCCCATCGACATGAACCTTCGGACAGCGGAACACACCCAGGGGGTGCAGACACAGCTTAATCTGCTGTCCAGCAAGTGTGGTTTCGGGGAGACTTATTACCGCTTTGACGGTGGGAACATCACTACCGCCACCCAGGTCATCAGTGAAAACTCCACCATGTTCCGCACCATCAAGAAGCATGAAATCATTCTGGAGAGCGCCATCAAAGAACTGTGCCGGATTATTCTTCGCTTGGGCAACACGGCCATGGGTGCCGGGTTGAATGAGGATGCGGAGGTCACTATTGATTTCGATGATAGCATCATCGAGGACAAGACAACAGAACGAAATAATGACAGGCAGGATTTAGCGGCGGGTATTATGAACGATTGGGAGTACCGCATGAAGTGGTATAACGAGGACGAAGCCACAGCAAAGAAGATGCTGCCGAAAATGGAGGATATGACGGACGAGGAGGAAGAAGAAATTGAATGAGGTATCCATTTACCCCGGAACTTCTCGATGCCCTCCCGGAAGAGCTGGCCGAGCTATACCGCAATCTTGAAAACACGCTACTAGAGGAAATTTGTTCTAGGCTTAAAGTATCAGGGGAGCTAAACGAAGTAACGGTGCTGGACATCCAAGCACTCCGGTCTCACGGTATCAGCCAACAGGAGATTGAGCGTGCGATTCGTCGAACAACCAACATCAGCGAAAAGAATCTGACTGAGCTGTTGGACGATGTGGTGGAGTGGAACCAGCGGTATTACTCTGAATTGATAAAGATAGCAGATGTGACCGCGCCAAAAACACTGTTGAGCATCGAAGATACCTATGCCATTTATGAGCAGACTCGCAAAACGTTCCGAAATATTACGCAATCAATGGCTTTCCTGCTCGACAATGGAAGGACATTGCTCCGGCCTGCAAGTGCTTACCAATGGGCACTTGATAATGCCGTGTTGCAGATACAGAGCGGTGCAATCAGCTACAATCAGGCAATTAGAGGTGCCGTGAAGCAGCTTGCAGACAGCGGCATCAAGACAGCGGAATATGAAAGCGGTCACATGGACCAGATTGACGTTGCAGTCCGCCGCGCTATTATGACTGGTATCAATCAGCTTTGCGAACAGTATTCGGAGCAAGGCATGGATTATTTGGAAACTGATCTGGTTGAGGTCTCTGCTCATATCGGGGCGCGGAACACCGGAACCGGGCCGGAAAACCACGAGAGCTGGCAAGGGAAGATTTACCGATGGAGCGCAAAACCGAAGCAATCCAGCGGGAGATATCCTGATTTTATCGCTTCTACGGGTTATGGTACCGGACCTGGTCTAGGCGGATGGAACTGCCGCCACCACTTTTATCCGTTTGTTGAGGGTGTCATGGAGCCGACCTATTCAAACTCTGATCTGAACGCGATGAAAGGGAAAAATCGGGAGATATCTTTTGAAGGCAGGCAGTACGATGGATATACAGCCACTCAAAAACAACGTCAAATAGAACGCACCGTCCGCAAGCTGAAGCGGGAACAAACCGCATATAAGGCCGCAGAGCTGGAAGATGATTACCAAGCTGTAACGGCCCGTATCCGGCGGCTAAACGCAGAATATAAGTCGTTCAGCGAGGCGGCTAGGTTGCCGATGCAACGAGAACGTATGAAAGTAGCTTACTAATTGCCGAGAGGCGTAAAACCGCAGGGCGACGGCCCTGACAATAAACGGAGGTAATACCATGAGCGAACCTATCAATACCCCTACCCCGGCCCCTGCGCCGGAGCCCACGCCTGAGAAAACCTTCACTCAGGCGGAAGTGGATGCCATGATCGGCAAACGGCTTGCAAAAGCCATGAAGGGAATGCCCAGCGAGGAAGAACTGACCGCCTACCGGACCTGGAAGGACGGGCAGGCCGGTGAAAAAGACCGCTGGGACAAGCTGACCGGAGAGCGGGACACGCTGGCCGGGAAACTGACCGCCGCAGAGGCGGAGCGGGACCAACTCAAGCGGGACCTGTATCTGGCCCAAAAGGGCCTGTCCGGCGAGGAGGCCGAGTTTATCGCCTTTAAGGCCGGGAAGATGGTGGACGATAAGAAAACCTTCGAACAGGCCGTGGACGAGCTAACCGCTGACCGCAAGAAAACTACCTTTGACTGGACCGCTCCTGTGGGCGGCGGAAAGCCCAAAACAGGAGAAAACGACGTAATGAACGCCCTGATCCGGGGCGTACTGAAATGAAAGGAGAACCTAAATGGCTGTTGATATTATCGACAGAAGCAAACTTTCCGGGCTTATCCCGGAGCCCGTGACCCGTGAGATTATCCAGGGTGCCGTAACGGAATCCGCTGTGCTGCGGATGGCCCGTCGGTTGCCCAACATGACTAGTAAGACGCAGACCCTCAATGTGCTGGATGCTCTGCCCACTGCCTACTTCGTCAACGGCGAGGCAACAACTGGCGCGTCCGACTCCAAGGCATCTCTGAAAAAAACCACGAATATGGCGTGGGACAAGAAGAAAATCTACGCCGAGGAGATCGCTGTTATCGTGCCTATCCCCGAGGCCGTGTTGGATGATAGCGATTACGACATTTGGGGTGAGGTGCGCCCCCGCCTTCAGGAGGCATTTGGCAAGGTTATCGACGCCGCTATTCTGTACAGCACGGACAAACCCACCTCTTGGCGTGATGGCCTTGTCCCTTCGGCCATCACCGCAGGCGCTGTCGTTACGGCCACAAACGACATTTTCAAAGACATTATGGGCGAGGGCGGCGTGATTGCCAAGGTAGAGGAGAGCGGCTATATTCCCAACGGCGTGATGGCCGCAATTCAGATGCGCGCCAAGCTGCGCGGCCTTGTGGACAAGAACGGCCAGCCCATTTTCAAGACCGATATGCAGGGCGATACCCGCTACGCGCTGGACGGCATGAGCATGTATTTCCCTGTGAACGGGGCTTACGACCCGGAGGAATCCCTCGCCATCGTAGGCGATTGGAGCCAGCTGGTCTATGCCATTCGGCAGGACATGACTTTCAAGATTTTTGACAGCGGCGTGGTACAGGACCCCACTACCGGAAACATCCTCTATAACCTGATGCAGAACGACATGGTGGCCCTGCGTGCCGTCATGCGGCTGGGCTGGGAGATTCCCAATCCTATCAATGCTTACAACGTCGGGAACACGAAGGCTTTCCCTTTTGCTGTCTACGCACCGGCGGGGGGTTAATTGGGTCTGACACCCTAACGCTATTCCCCAGCGGTCAGACCCTATTGGGGAAACAGGTTTCCGATCTTGTGGGTGATGACCTGAAGGTTTATGCGAACGGCGCTGTAACGGGCACATTTCATTATGTTTCTGATTATACAGAGTTCAGCAGCACCCCGGAGGAGCAGAGCGGGTATTATTTCCCGTTCCATCTGACCAAAACCGGGTCAAAAATGACCTTCAAGAAAAATGGCTCCCCCACAAAGCAAAACATCCCGTTCGATGCCGACATCATATTCCGAGTAATTGAGGACGATACCTTTGAAGTGCTTGTTGATGATTCCAGTGTGGTGAAATTTAGCTTTACTGGAGCGACGTTTGAGCCGCAGGCTAAGACGAAAGCCCGTGCGAAGAAGTAAGGAGGACTCCTGATGGCTTACGCAGATTATCCGTATTACAAAAATACATACCTGGGCACCGCCATTCAGGAGACCGACTTTCCGCGCCTCGCCCTGCGTGCAAGCAGCTTTTTGGACTATTACACGCAGGGCCGGGCAGGCAAAAATCAGGAACTGGAGGCCTTGAAAATGGCCTGCTGTGCTGTTGCAGAGCAGTACCAGAGCATCGATCTCGCCAGCAAAGCAGCCCTGAACGCTCTCCAAAACTCCGCAAACGTCGGAGAGGGCGGAGAGCTGCAAAGCCAGAGTGTGGGCAGCTGGTCCAAGACCTACCGGAGCGGAGGCGAGAGCGCACAGCAGGCCACGACAGCGGCACAGGCAGCACAAGCATCTCTTGCATCTGTTGCAGCGCAGTATTTGTCCAGTACGGGCCTCCTGTATCGTGGAAGGGGGTGTGGCTGTGTTCCCCCATGTTGTGACGCTCTATAACGTGGTGACAGAAGAGGACCCTAGCACTTTTGAGGAAACAACTACAAATCATATTACCATTCTGCGAGGAGTTCTGCTGGATGCTGTCAAGGCCAAAAACGTTAACGAAAGCGGTTTGGTTGGAGCGGATGCAGTCAACCTTTATATTCCGACCAGCGTTGAAGCCGTAGACGGGGTGACTGGTGAGCCAAAGCAGTATGTAGGGCCTATTGAATTTTGGCGGGCAGAGGACAAGAGCGGGCTTTGGACGCTTTCCACTGGAGAAAACACCTTCTTTGTAAAAGGAGAGGCCGTCCACCCTAATTGGTCTGCTCAGAAGATCGATGCCGCATACGATGATGTCTACAATGTCAACACTGTGGATTTAAAGGACTTCGGCGGCGAGATGTCTCATTGGGAAGTTGGTGGGAACTGATGTTTAGCTTTGATGTCAGCTCCAATATTGTTCCAACTGTGACGGGGCATTTGGAAGCAGCAAGCAAAAAGGCTGTTTATGCGATGGCTATCCAAGCACAAAAGGATACATCTCCATACGTTCCGGCCTTAACGGGCAATCTCGACCGAAGAACAAAAGTAGAGGAATCCAGGATTATCTATCCCGGCCCACAATCTCGCTATTTATACTACGGCAAATTGATGATAGACCCGGCAACAGGCAGCAGTTATGCATCTTACGGAGCAACAAAAGTTCTCACTGATAAAGACTTGGTTTTCAACAAAGCTATGCACTCGCAGGCGCAATCACATTGGTTTGAGGCGAGCAAAGCGGAAAACAAGGGCAAATGGGAACGAGTATTTGGAAAGGCGGTGAAGCGATATCTTCGAGGATAAAAAGCAGAAAATTTTGGCATCTTCGGAGGAAGTTGACCGCATTTCTCGCTCTATGCTGGTGTGGGCCAATACTTTTCCGGACAAGCCTGTGACAGTTATCAAGTACGAGTTTTTGGACATCGATGATGCCGCCGGAGATGATGCGGCCATGGCTCTGTCTACTATCCAAGGAACGTATATCACCCAGCAATACATTATCGGCGGGTATCAGGCGGAATACCAATTCAAGATCATCTACCGGATTAAACCGGGGAGCAGCAACGACAAGCGGCTCCAAGCAGACGAAATGCTGAACCATTTTGGGGACTGGGCAAGGACCCAACACCCCGATTTGGGAGATGGCATCAACGCTTTGAAAGTCGAGCCGACCACACAATCCTCTAAGTTCGCAGCTTATGAAGACGGCTATGAGGACTATCAAATTTTAATGAGACTGGCCTATGAGGTCAATGTCTGAAAGGAGTGAGCACTTTGGCAGATTTGGAGTTTAACACCACAGAAGGGCGCACGATTGCCCGTGAACTGCTGATTGCATATCTGAATACTGGAACACCGGAGGAACCTGTATGGTCCGCCATTGGAAAGCGCGTTGAGGAGTCCGACGAGGAAATGGACTGGTCCGAGGAGTCTATCAAGGACATTTTTGGGAACACCTGGACCACACTCACAAAACCAGTCATCACCCAGAGCTTCGACCCTATCCCTCTGGATGCAGGGGACGTAGCGGCGGTGAAACTGTGGAATTTGGCAATCAAGGACCAGGACGCACAGGCTCTGGCAAATCAAGATATGCTGATCGGCCACTACTACGCAACATCTGGCGAGTCCAATTTTGCGGAGCGGTACAGCGGCGCATCCGTGTCTGTAACCAGAATTGGTGGCGCTGGCGGCGGAAACCTGGAAATTTCCTGCGACATTACATACGGCGGCACCAGAACGCTTGGGACCATCACCAATACCACAGGGACTGTAACCTTTAAAGCAGACGGAGCGGCCTAAAGACAAGGAAGGGCACAGTACAAAGGAATAGTGCTGTGCCCTCTTTTTGGAGGAATTATGCAGAAGATCACATTTGATACCGGCATTAAAACATACCAGATCAATGACAGCGGCGTTTTACGGTTTAATCCGTCTGACCCAAATCTGTACAAGCGGTTCAAGGACCTGCGTGTGGAAATCGAGCAAATCCAAAAGGATTATAACGAACGTTCAAAATCTGCAGAGACCGGAGAGGATGCCATTGATCTGCTGGCCGAGTATGACGCCCGCGTAAAAAAGTCTCTCGCCCATGTGTTCGGTGAGGAAAACGACTTTGACAGCATCCTGAGCGGCGCAAATGTAATGGCTGTTGCCAGTAACGGGGAGTTGGTCATTACAAATTTCCTGGATGCCATGCGCCCCATCGTCGAAGACGGCGTTAAGACCTACGCAAAGATGGAGGCGCAGAAAGCCGTGCAGGAGGCAAGAAATAAATGAGATGGACACTCCCGGTCAATCTTGAAGTTGGTGGAAAAGAATATGCAATCAACGCCGATTACCGGGATATCCTGAACATCATTTCCAGACTTAATGGCGGCGAAAACGAGTTTGTAAAGGTCTATGTGTGCTTGGCCCTGTTCTATCCCCAATTTGAAGAAATGCCGGAAAGTGATTATCAAGAAGCGATTGAAAAGCTGCTTTGGTTTATCGCCTGCGGAGAAGAACAGGAGGATAAAAAACGGCCAAAACTGATCGACTGGGAGCAGGACTACCAAATGATCGCCGCCGACATTATCAAGGTGGCCGGGCATGATGTCAGATCGGACTCTTTCTGTCATTGGTGGACCTTTGTTTCTTACTTTATGGGCATTGGGGAAGGGCAGCTTTCCGCCGTTGTTTCCATCCGTGACAAGCTTCGGAAACACAAAAAACTCGAAAAGTGGGAAAAGGAATTTTACAACCAGAACCGCTCAAAAGTTGATCTAAAGCGGCATTACACGGAAGAAGAGGACGAACTTCTGAAAAAACTGCTAGGGAGGTGAGAACATGGCTGCAGCAGATGGCTCTATTATCATTGATGTTCGAGCAAACACACAACAGGCGACAAGTGCGTTGACAAAGCTGGCAAAGCTGGCTGCAACGGCCTTTGCTGTTGATAAAATTATCGACTTTTCCAAACAGGCTATCCAGCTTGGAAGCGACGTTGCGGAAGTCCAGAATGTTGTCGACGTGGCCTTTGGCGATATGTCCAGCGCCGTTGACGAGTTTGCCCAAAACGCCATCACCAACTTCGGCATGAGCGAGCTTGCGGCCAAGCGTACCGCCTCTACATATATGGCAATGGCAAGCAATATGGGCTTGTCGCAAGCAGAGGCGGCAGAGATGTCCTTGACACTCACCGGACTGACGGGTGACGTGGCATCCTTCTACAACATCTCCCAGGAGCTGGCGGATATTAAGCTGAAATCCGTCTTTACTGGTGAAACGGAGACATTAAAAGACCTGGGCATCGTTATGACCCAGGCCAACCTAGAAGCGTTTGCGCTGTCTCAGGGCATCACCAAAAGTATTTCTGCTATGTCTCAGGCGGAGCTGGTGACTCTGCGTTATAACTTCGTTCTGGATCAGCTATCTTTGGCTTCTGGTGACTTTATCCGGACGCAAGACAGCTGGGCAAATCAGACACGCATTCTCTCTATGCAATGGCAGCAGTTCATGTCTATTATTGGCGAGGCGCTAATTCAGGTGCTTTTGCCAGTGGTGCAGACTCTGAACCGGATTGTGTCCGCGCTAATCGACATGGCGAACGCTTTTAATGCAGCCATCACGGCTATCTTTGGCGGTGCCAATACGGAAATCACGCAGACGCAAGATAATGTGGGCGGTGTTTCCTCTGGTATTGATGAGGCTGTTGACAACCAGAACGCTTTGACCGATGCCACGAAAGAGACTAACAAGGAGCAGAAAAAGAGTATCGCTTCGTTTGATGAAATTAACAAGCTGACTGGAAATTCTGCAAGCGGCTCAGGTGGTGGAACGGGAGGAGCAGCTGGCGGCGGCCTTTCCAAAATTGAGACCATTACCTCTAATGACATCGTGGAGAGCACTGCAGAAAGCAAAATCTTAAAGCTGATTGACCGTCTTAAAGACGCATTTAGTCCTTTGGAAGACTCTTTCAAAAAATCGTTCGCCTATATTTCTGAGGGAGTAGAAAAGCTGACTAACGTTTTCCGCGATATGTGGAATGACATCAAGTCTCTTGGGCCGCCTCTATATGATTGGTTCAACAATGAGTTTATGGATTTCTTGAACCAGTTTATTCTTACGGCTGGGAATGTTGTCGGAGGGCTTCTGGACTCTGCAGCAATGGTGCTTTCCGATATTTGGAACATCGTAATTTTCCCCACGCTGACAAAGTGGGCTGTTGATATTCTCCCTCTGCTTACTAACATTGCGACGCAGGTTTTGAGTGTTGGAGATGTGCTTTTTGAAAATGTCAAGGCCGTGTTTGACATGATTTGGCAAGATGCGATTGCCCCGGCCATGCAGATCATCCAAGATATTTGGAATGACGTTTGGAACAGCATTATCAAATTCTGGAATACATGGGGCGCACCCATTTTCGGCCAGATCAAGGCCGCAATTAGTGACACAACGTCTGTTTTTGTGAATATCTGGAACACGATCTTGAAGCCGGTTTTGACTACTCTGGGCAATACCTTTACAGAGCTTTGGACTTTGCATTTGAAGCCGTTACTCGACAACTTCCTAAACTTTGTAGGTACGTTGATTGAAGGAGCCCTCCGCATTTATAACGAGTTTATCTTGCCGCTGGTTGATTGGTTTGTGAATACCTTTGGACCGCCAATTTCTGCGGCGTTTCAGGCCGTTATTGATATTTTCGGACGAGTCGTTGGAGCGATCGCGGACGGTGTAAGCCAAATCCTGGAATGGCTGACAAGCGTTATTGAATTTGTCGTTAATGTTTTTACAATCGACTGGAATGAAGCATGGGACGGTATTTCAGAGGCGTTTTCTAATATTTGGGACGGATTTGTGCAGACAATCAAGGACGCGCTCAATATTGGAATTTCCCTTGTGAACAAGTTTATTGACTGGATTAACGAGCATCTGGTTATTAGGATTCCGAAAGTCACGATTCCTTTCCTGGGAACGTTTGGCGGTCAGGAAATCCGCCCCTTTACAATCCCGAATATACCGTATCTTGCGCAAGGAGCGGTTATTCCGCCTAACCGGGAGTTTCTCGCTGTCTTGGGTGACCAGAAGCAGGGGAATAACATTGAAGCGCCTGAGAGCTTGATCCGCCGCATTGTACGCGAGGAAACTGCCAATTTGGGCGGAGGTGAGCAGACTGTTATCTTACAATTGGATAGAGACCAGCTGGGGAAGGTGGTCTATAAGCTGAACAAGGCGGAGACCCGGCGTATCGGCGTCAATCTGGCGGGGGTGTGACATGAGCTACATCAAACTGAATGGAAAAGAGTTTGACGCGGATGTTGCCATTTCCGCATACAACCGAAATTTCAACGTTTTGGACGGAGAGAACGCGGGTCGTGTAATGACTGGCCGCATGGTGCGGGACATCATCGGAACGTATATCGGCCATCAGCTGACAGTGTTTCGTCGGGGTGACAACTATCATGGCCTTGACGAGTTCTGGGACTACTTGGTGGAACATTCCGTCGATGACTCTGTACAGTTGGAAGCTGCTGATGGGCAAACCACGATCTCGTATGAAGCCTATTACACCAGCGCCTCGCAGGATATGGAGAAGGTGGAAAACGGCATCAACTATTGGGGCGAAATCGAAGTCAGTTTTGTCCCCATGGAAGCGCAGGTGACTCCGTGAGTGTTACTACTGTACTTTACAAGGACATAGCGCCGGGAGCGGACGAGGACGCTTCCGTCTCCACTACGGAGGCGATGTCCTTTTCTGCGCCGTCAAAACTCCCATTCGGTATCACGCCGGAACCGACCATTACCTGTGAACCGAACCACTGGGGCTTGACTGGGGAATATGTCACCGTAGATACACAGGAGGTTGCATTCTGGTCTGCGGAAATGAGTGGTGATGACTGCGCCTTTACAAATAAGCCAGTCATCACGTTTGAAATGGACCAGCAGTATTCCTCCGTCGGCATTACATTGGTGTTTGACACGGCCTCTGGCGACTATTGCCCGTCGGTCAACATCAAGTGGTATCAGGGGGAATCTCTCAAGGCGGACGTGGATTTCACGCCCAATGCAGCAACGTATTTCTGCAATCGGAAAGTGCAGAGCTATGACAAAGTGGTCATTACCCTGGGCAGCACGAATCTTCCCAACCGGCGGGCGAAACTGGAACATATTATTTTCGGCGTCTACCGCTATTTCGGGATGTCTGAACTGCGGTCCGCTTCCATCATCAACGAAATGAGCCTGATTTCCACGGAAATGCCCATCTCTACAATGAACTGGACGTTAGACAGCCGGGAAGACGTGGACTTTATGTTCCAGCTCAAACAGCCCGTAGAGGTCAGAAACAACGATAAACTGATCGGCGTGTACTACATCGACAGCCACACCAGACAGGCGCAAAACCTGTACACAATCGACTGTCAGGACGCTTTTGGAGTGCTGGATGACAGCCCATTCCCTGGCGGCGTGTACAATGCGAAATCCGCAAAATCTCTATTGGAAGAGATCGTGAATGGACGGTTTTCCATCGAGTATGATGCAGATGTTGAGGACACGGCTTTGACAGGAGTTATTACATCCGGAACTATCCGGACGGCTATACAGCAGGTGTTATTTGCGTGGGGCGTGTGCGCGTCAACTGATGGGCGGGACGGCATCCGAGTATTTAATTTGCCGGGGACTCCTGACGCCATCCCAGAGGATTACACGTTTACTGGAGTCACCGTGGACACCAGCGCGCTTGTGACAGAGGTTAGAGTGACCGCCCATGTATATACTCAGGCCGAGAACGGAGGCGTGGAGATCAACGGTGTCAAATACGACGATGCCAAAACAGTTTATACCATTACTAACCCAGATGTAATTGCCACTGATAAGCAAAATGTTATTGAGGTTGCGGACGCCACTCTCGTTTCGCCGGATATCGGGCAAGCCACGGCACAGAGGGTCTATGACTACTATGCAAAACGGATTACCACCAATGCGAAGATCGTTTGGGCAGGAGAGCTATTAGGCGATTGCGTGACGCTTCCAACCGCATGGGGGACCACGAACGCCGGGAATCTCCGCCGCATGGAAGTCAAGTTGTCAAATACCGTTGTGGCGACTGTGGCATCCCTTGGAGGCTAGTATGAGTATTATCGACACGTTGATAACAGACCGAACACAATCCGACGTGACCCGCTGGCGTACTCTGCATGATAAAGGCTGGGACGGAATGACAGAGGGCGAAAAAGTGGAATGGTCTGCCGGCGTGAGAGGAGCTTACAACGCAACGGACCTGAACAGAGTTGGAGAAGCGATTGAATATATCGCTGATTTGTTCGGCGGGTTTGGTTTTCCTATGGCGATTACTCCTAAGACTGACTGGACTATCAATGATATTCCGACTAGCCAGGATTTGGAGAACTACCTTTCCAACGTGGCGGCAATGCGCTCCATGATGTCCAATATTCCCGTTTATCCCTCCGATTGGCAGGCTCCGCCGGAAACTCCTGAAACCATGCAACATCTCACCTATGAGCAGGCAAATGACGTCGAGCGGATATTGACCGATATCAACGATTTGTTGTTATGGGTCAGCAACAATCTTCTGTGGTTGTTCGCTGGTGACGGTTACGCCGGCGAATGGTAAGGAGGCAACATGCAAGACAGAATCCCTACTTATCCGGGGCGGGTTAAACTTACTCCTGTCTCCGGTCAAGAGAATACATACGACCTTGTAAGGGCAGACGAGCCGTCACAGGTTGGAACGCCCCTCAGCACGGCTACGCTGTTTAAGCCGGAGACGGAAGCAGTATTTTTTGGGAACACGGCAAACCGCACTGTTAACGACGCCTTATATCTGATCGGAACCACCTTTACGGCGGCTGAAATCCAAGTAACCTACAACGGAGGTGGTAACTGATGGCGCAGACACTTGGCAGCGTGGCGGTGGGGAGCATCGTCAAGATCGACGAGAACGGATTCCCAGTAAACTACATCGTGGTGCATATCGGGAACCCGGATGTAAGACTGTATGGTAGTTCCTGTGACGGTGCGTGGTTGCTGCGGCAGGACATTGTGGAGAACGTCCAGTGGAACAGCACCAATGCAAACATACTTGCAGGCTCCACAATTATGTCTACGATGGCTGGGTATCTGGGAAGGTATGAAAGCCACATCCAGTCTGCCATCAGGACAGTGAAAATCCCATACCATCCAGGAAATGGAGAACCTTTCTGGAACATCAAAAGTGGAGAAAATGGTTTGGAGTGCAAGCTGTTCCCTCTTGGCGGGTATGAGGTCGGCCTGTCTGACCCAAGCGGAATTATGCCCGCAGACGGCGCGAAGCTGGATTACTTCAAGAGTGGACTTGACACGGAAGCCAATAGCAAGCGGATTGCTAAACTGAATGGAGCCGCGGCTGCTTGGTGGCTTCGCTCTCCAGTTTCTACGAGCACAGACGGAAAGTTTTACGTCTTGCCCGATGGCAGCTTGGGCAGCACCTCGGTAAACCCCTCTTATGGCGCCCTACCTGCCATGATTATGGACCCTACCATCCTGGTTTCGGATGATGGAACCGTTGGCGTTCCGGCGTCCCCCACCGCCTTGAATGTGCCGATTCAGGTCATGCAGGGACGGCAGATCACGGTGAGCTGGTCTGCCGTAGATGGAGCAAGCAGCTACATCCTGGAGCGCAAAGCGAACACAGACGCCGACTGGGTGCAAGTGTATTCCGGAGCGAACACGAGCTTTGAGGAAACGGTGGGAACCTGGACAAGCGTTCAGTACCGCGTCAAGTCTTTCGCAAACGGGAAATATGGCGATTATACAACGAGCACATCTGTTTCCGTAGTCCCTCTTTCTGCCCTGGTAATTTCCGGGTCTGACGGCGATCTGGGCACCCTGACCAACGACGTGACATACACGGTTTCTTCCAGCGGTGACAAGGCCCTGACAGTAGTCGAGACCACCAACGACACGGAGACGAGGAGGTTCACGGCGGAGAACGGAGGCACCAACAAAATCTCTGTGCTGGATCTTCCAACAGGTAGCGGGGTAACCATTAAAATTACGGCCTCAACCAATCCGGGAAGCGGTACAGTATCAGTGACCAGAACATGGACGTATAGCAAGGAGAGCCCTATTTTTTCGGACAGCGGCGGCACAGCGCAGCTACAGTGGCAGGGACAGGATATTTGGCCGCTCTCGCTAGCGGAATGTGTGCGGACACCGGACTTCTGGGGCGGAAACCTGATGCTGGCACTTCAGAAACTGACCGATGCGGTACTATACAAGGGCGGAAATAATTTTAGTGATATTTTTAATAAATCAATTCCGCTTGTTACATCAAGTCAGATTTCCAGTTACGGGAAAATTCAAACTGGAACTTACACGGGGACCGGGGCTTATGGTTCCACATATCCAACCAGCCTCACATTTAATTTTACACCAAAGCTCGTTTTGATTTTTGATACTACTGGATTGTTCTCTCAGCCGCAAAACGGTCAAACTTACTATGTTTCCTATGGAATGATTTTGTGGGCGCCTGGGATATCAAAGGATATTGTTTCTTCTTACCCCGATAAATATCGGTATTATACGCTGACTGGAAATAAGTTTTCCTGGTATGCTGATGGGCCCAACGCGAACTATCAGCTTAACGCCAATAGGACGTATAGGTGGGTTGCATTTGGGTGAAAGCGGCTACAACAAAAATTGTGTATAAATCAAAGGGAAGTTTTGAAATCGGGAGTGATCTTATGCAATATATCCAGCCAATCCCAAACCCATCCGGGGCGTATCCAGCTCCGCAGAGTACTCCTTTCCCCGACGGTCTCCCTTTGGCCGATAGTCAGGCAGAGACGCTGGTGCAGTACAATGGGTTTGTCACCATTACCCAAGAGCCGGACGAGGACATTGCGGACAGTTCCGTGACAGTTACACCGGATGTTGAGGCCTGGGAGGCCTGGAAAGCCAGCCAGCCGCCGGAACCTGAGCCGGAACCGGAGCCGGAGTATGTGACATACAGCGAGCTGGCGGCGGCCATCCGGGAAGGAGTGAACAGCGTATCATGAACGACAAAGAGTTTGTCCTGGACGCCATGCAGCGGGCGGGGCTCATCCAGGCCCAGGCGCTCCAGGAGCGGTCCCCGGACATGACCGGCACGGAGCTGTATGCCGCTGAGGACTACATCCCGGACTTCAAGGCAGCCGTGGCGGCCCAAAATATGCTGGACCGCAAGGCCGGGCAGACGGACGGCTTTGTCTGCCGCTCCTCTGCCGGCCGGGTGGTGCGGCTGATCCAGAACTATGACAGCACGGTCTACACCCAGGAGCCGGAGGAGCTGCCCGCACAGTGGGGCTTTGTATGGTCCACAGACCCGGCCAAGGCCCTGCCGTTTATCGCCGTCTCCACTTCGCCGTATATGACCGGGGACTGCTGCACGTATGAGGGCCATATCTGGCGGTCCGGGCAGGACTTCAATGTGTGGGAACCCGGAAGCGTGGGCGTGAAGTGGGAGGACCTGGGGGAGGTGTCCAATGGCTGACGAGAAGTGCGTTAGAGACCCCCGGCATGACTGCTTTGGCCTGGAAGCGGCGGCCCGTCTGGAGGGGCGCATCAAGGCCCTGGAGGACTGGCAGCAGGACTCCAAGAAGTTCCATAACTCGTTCTATGACTGGCAGCGGGAGCAGATTGCCCGAGACGCCAAGCTGGACGAGCAGCTTTCTAACATGGATAAAAACATCGAAAAGCTGCTGGCAAAGCAGGAGGAACAGACGGAAAAACCAGGGCGCCGCTGGGAGGCCATCGTGGACAAGTCCGTGTGGGCGGTTCTGGCGGCTGTGATTGCGTTTATTTTGGCCCGCATTGGGCTGTAATTTGAAAGGAGCTTACTTATGACTACCAACGAAATTCTGAACAAGTACACCACTGGCGAAATGACCCTGCCTGAGGCGAATGAGGCGCTGAGGGAGGCGGAGGCGGGCTTTACCCTGGACCCCAACCGCAACGTCATCACCCAAGAGGAGTTCGTGGCGACCACCGCGGGGGAGACCCCCGACACCGTCAACGGCTATGGCCTGATGGACCACGGCGTAGGCTGCCTGGAGAAGGTTCATGTGGTGAACGGCAAGACCGTGGATGTGAACATGGGCGCCGAGACCGCCTACGTGTACATCGCAGGGAAGAAGTACGAACTGAAGGGCGACACCCTGGTGGAACCGGAGGGCTGAGTATGGACATTTCTTCTCTCGGAATTACAGGCGTGGCGGCTATCACCATCATCTGCCTGCTGATTGGGCAGGGCGTGAAAGCGTCCTCTCTGGACAGCAAGTTCATCCCCATCATTTGCGGTGTCTGCGGTGCTGTGCTGGGTGTGGTAGGTATGTTCCTCATGCCTGACTTCCCGGCCACGGACTACATCACCGCGGCGGCTGTGGGCATTGTGAGCGGCCTGGCTGCTACCGGAGCCAACCAGGTAATCAAGCAGCTGGGAAGTGACAGTAAATGAGCTACACGATAAAGGAGCAGCTGGCGAACTCCGGGAACTATGGCGGTTCCCGGAACGCCAGCCAAATCCGGTATCTAGTGTACCACTACACTGGAAATGACGGGGACAGGGCGGCAAACAACGCAAAGTATTTTCAGAACAACATCGTCAAGGCCAGCGCCCACTACTTTGTCGATGATACTACAGTCTGGCGGTCTGTGCCTGATCTAAAAGTGGCATGGTCCGTTGGCGGCAGCAAGTACGCCAACGCCGATAAGACTGGCGGCGGCACCATGTACGGCGTTATCAGCAACACCAACAGCCTTTCCATTGAGATGTGCGACACCATCCGGAACGGTGTCTATCAGGCCAGCGAGGCCACGCTTTCCAACGCTGCCGCTCTGGGCCGGGCACTGATGGAAAAGTACGGCATCCCCATTGAGAACGTGTACCGTCACTTTGATGTGACTGGGAAACATTGCCCGTCGTACTTGGTGAACGCCCAGAAGTGGGCAGAGTTCAAGAAGAGACTGGAGGTCAAGATCATGGACAATACACCGTCTCCCGCCCACAAGGAGGGCGTGGAATGGGCCATTGCAAACGGCATCCTGACGGGCAACAGCGAGGAGGACCTAATGCTCTCCCAGCCCGTTACCCGGCAGCAGATGTGTACGATGCTGTATCGGTTTTGGAAGCTGATCGAAAGGACGTGAAACTGTGGCAACTGCCCGTGTCAGATTACCGGATAGCCTGGATGGCCTTATGCGCTCCGAGATGGAGACGGCCATCCGGGAGGCCAATCTTGGGAACGACGACACGGACATTGCCAGGCGCTATCTGATCGACCAGGTCCCGCAAATCGACATTGCAGCGGAGTTCGGCTGGGAGCGGTCTACCATCTCTCACCGAGTCAAACGGATTCTCCACAAAGTTGAAAGCACAGCTCAAAAACTACATTTCACATAATTTCACCTAAACCCCGCTTGGGAACCACCCAGGCGGGGGCTTTTTTTGCGAAAATATCATCAGGAGGACGTAAGGAACAAGGGCTGGTACACGTCGCCGCCCTCCTTGCGGCCTCCTGATTTCTTACATAAGGACGTGTTTTAAGTTGATTCTGAATGGTTCAGAACTGGTGGCCCGGTTGGTGGCCTGCGGCTTTACGGAGTCCGCAGCAAGAGACACCTGCGAGAAGTATGCGGCGGAGGGAGACTTCTCCGGCCTTGAAGGGTTTATCCGGCAGAACGAGCTTTTGTATGATGACCGAAAGCAATATGTTTGAATTTTACAATCCGAACCCCTACGAGAAAAATGTGGGGGATTGTACCGTCCGGGCCATCTCGAAGGCGCTGGAGCAGGACTGGTACAGGACATATCTTGGCCTCTGCATTGAGGGCGCTGTGAGGGGTGATATGCCAAGCGCCAACGCCACATGGGGCGCTTACCTCCGGCGGCATGGCTTCCGGCGGGACATGGCGCCCGAGGATATGACCGTGGCGGAGTTTGCGATGGGGCATCCGCACGGCACTTACATCCTGGCCCTGTCCGGGCATGTAGTATGCCTGCAGGATGGTGTGATCTACGATACATGGCACAGCGAGAACGAGACCGTACTTTACTTCTGGCAGAAAGGATGACGTGAGATGCCGAACTATCCCTATTACTATCAGCCGTACCAACCGTATCAGCCGCCTATGGCGGACCAGCTGACGCAGCTGCGGCAGTCCTATCAACCCATGCAGCAGCCGCAGCAAGCCCCGGCGTCTCCGTCTATTGTGTGGGTGCAGAGCGAGATGGAGGCGGCTAATTATCTGGTCGCTCCAAACTCCGCCGTTACGTTATGGGACAGCAACTCTCCAGTGGTCTATCTCAAACAGGCGGACGCCAGCGGCAAGCCCAGCATGAAGATATATGACCTTGTAGAGCGTAATCAGCGGCCCGTACAGGCCCCACAGGCTCCGGCGGTAGAGTATGCGCCCCTGTCTCGTCTGGAGGCGTTGGAGGCCCGCTTGGATGCGCTGGCGGCAAAAGATAAGGAGGATGCGGAATGAACCCCTTTTTCCAGGCGATGGGCGGTAACCGTCAGCCCAACATGATGCAGCAGTTTCAGCAGTTCATGAATCAAATGAAAGGCAAGGACCCCAACGCCATGATACAAGAGATGGTATCCTCTGGACGCATTTCCCAAGATCAGCTTAACCAGGTCCAAAAGCAGGCCCAGCAGATGTCAGGTGTGTTTGAAGGGATGCGGGGAATGTTTGGGAAATAAAAAGCAGGGGCATTAAACCCCTGCATATCTCCAAGCATATCCGTGTGTTTGAGAAAACAACCCTTTACAACATTTTCCGATTTTGGTTGCTAAGCACCCAGTTTCTCGTGCAGCTTCTTCTATACTCCCATACGTTGCAAGGACTTTCCCGGTCAATAAGTCTATTTGTTGAACAGAAATAGAGGACGCATTTTGAAACCCGGATTTTCCAAGCCACGGTTTAGACCCTTTATTTATCCCGATTTTATATGCGTGTTGATTGTTTTCTGATGGAGTGCACCACTCCAAATTATCAACACAGTTATTAGTTTTATCTCCATTGATATGGTTTACCTGTGTCTTATCCTTCGGGTTTTCTAAAAAGGCAGATGCAACCAGCCTGTGGACCTGAAAATATTTAGATTTCTTATCTTTATATAAACTAACACGTAAATACCTTCCGTCGGCACAAACCGGAGATAAAATTTTTACTCTATCGTGCATTTTGGTGGACTGTAAACTTTTGACCCGTCCCATGTTGCTTACTTGATATAGCCCTTCATAACCGGCAATATCTTTCCAAATTTCGTTCATAGCACTTACCCTTTCATGCTCCCTGAATTTTAGATTGCGTGGAAACCGTCAGGGTAACGGCTTATCGGGAGCGACCCTATCCACGCATAACAATTATATCAAAAAATCAGCAAAAAGTATATAGATGCGGCCGCATTTATAAATATTTTCACAAAGGAGAAAGTTATATGTCTCTTAGTAATGATGCAACTCTGACTATGCCGGTAGCTCCTGCGTATTCTGCTGGCGGTTATGGTAGCAATGGCTCCATGTGGGGTGGAGACTGGTCTGCCTGGATTATTTTGTTCCTCATTTGGGGTGCTTTTGGTGGCGGCTGGGGTAATGGTTTCGGCGGTAGTTTCGGTGGGGCGAACGGCCCTGGTTTCCAGGGGTATGCCACACGCTCTGATATCAACGAGGGCTTCGCCCTGAACGGTCTCCAGAACGGCCAGACCTCCATCCGGGATGCCGTGAGCAACGGCTTCCATGGCGTGGATACCGCTGTGTGCAACCTGGGCTATCAGACGCAGGCAGGCTTTAACGCCCTCGGCGCCCAGCTGGCGCAGTGCTGCTGCGATACTCAGCGGAGCATTGACGGCGTCCGCTATGACATGGCTACCCAGGCTTGCGATACCCGCAACACCATCCAGTCCAGCACGCGGGACATCATCGACAATGCCAACGCCAACTCCCGGGCAATTCTGGACTTCCTGACCCAGGACAAGATCGCTACTCTGACGGCTGAAAACCAGAGCCTGAAGTTCCAGGCTTCTCAGGCGGCGCAGAACGCTTTCTTCAGCGCCAATCAGGAGGCGCAGACTGCCGAGCTGATCCGCCGCATCAATCCCATGCCGGTCCCGGCCTATCAGGTGCCCAATCCTTATGCCGGATGTGGCTGCAACCCCTGCGGCTGCGGCTGCTAAAATCCAATACATCAACTTTCCGGTATGACCGGAATGTTCGGCCCCGTGCCGATTTTGAACCATGCGGCGGGGCAACAGCCTCGCCGCTATCTTTTTGAAAGGAATGAAGTTTATGGCTGAATACAGCAACAGCGCAATTGTAACCGTTGCCGCTGGTCAGAACGTGCCTTTTACCGAGGAGGCAAACACAGGCAAGCCCTGCATTGTGCATCGGGAAGGCGCTGGGCTGGTGACTCTTCGCGGGCTCACGAACCAGTGTCGGGCAAAATTCAAAGTCTCCTTTGGAGCGAATATTGCTATCCCCACCGGTGGGACCGTGGAGGCCATCACGGCAGCGATCTCCATCAATGGTGAGGCGCTGAACGCTTCCACCGCTACCATCACCCCGGCTGCCGCAGAGGATTTCTTCAATATTTATGTTTCCGCTGTGGTGGATGTCCCTCGTGGCTGCTGTGTTACCGTAGCCGCCCGAAATACCAGCACCCAGCCTATCCTCGTTGCCAACAGTAATTTTATTGTTGAGCGCATCGCGTGAAAGGAGAAAAACATGAGAGAATACAGTGAAGTCAGAGAAATCCTCTGCGATCTCCTGTCTGATTCCATCAAAGACGGGAAAATTGCTATCGGTGATGTAGAGATCATCAAGAATATGCTGAGCGGCATTGAGAAGACATACAAGATTGAAATGTTTGAAGAGGATGGTGGATACAGCCGGGCCGGGGATTGGGAGGCTGATATGCGCGGCACTTATGCCCGCGGCTCCAGCTACCGTGGCCGGAAGCGGGATTCCATGGGACGTTATAGCCGGGATGGGCGCATAGGCGGATACAGCCGCCACGACTCCAAAGAGGCTATGATGGAGCAGGCCCGCGAAATGATGGAGGACGCGACCAACGAAAGGGAGCGTGAAGCCATCCGCCGGTTTATGACTGAGCTGGAACGGGATTGATAGGGGGTGACCCCTATGCTAGACCCCAAAGAGATCGACATTGAGATTGCGCGCCTCGAATATGGAGAGAGCAGCTATCCCGCATACGCTAAATTGGCAACCTTGTACACCATCAAGAACCAGATGAAGAAGCAAGAACCGGAAATGCAAAGTCGTACCTATGAGCAAGCCTATTCTGCGGCTCCGGCTGAAATGCCTGTAGAGGTCGGGAGATACGGAGACAGTGAATTTCTCCGCGAGGTTGAAGGGAGAAACGAGGAGCAGGTATGGGGCATCATGGATGACTTGATGGATACGCTCCAGGTTGCTAATCCGAGAGTATATAATGGGGTAATGCGGAAGATTAGAGGATTGTAATGTTACTTACGCGTTACTAACAAGCACAAAGTCTTTTGAACAAAGAGAAACCCTAGAACCTTTGTGGCTCTAGGGTTTTCTTGGTGGAGACTACTGGACTCGAACCAGTGACCTCCTGCGTGTGAAGCAGGCGCTCTAACCAGCTGAG